ATGGCGTACTATAACATAGAGAAACGACTAAAATCCGATGGCACACCACGCTATCGCTGTAATGTGATTATCAAAGAAAAAGGTGTTATCACTTACAGGGAAAGCAAAACATTCCCTAAACATGCTCATGCCAAAACATGGGGCACACAGAAAGTGATGGAATTAGATCTATATGGCATTCCATCATCAAATGCAGTTGACGGACTTACAGTCCGTGACTTACTACACAAATATTTAAATGACCCAAATGCCGGAGGTAAAGCAGGCCGTACTAAAAGATATGTGCTGGAACTGCTTATGGATAGTGACATCTCCGCGATCAAACTATCTGAACTGACAGAAAATGACGTAATTGAACATTGCAGGCTAAGAAACAGCGCTGGTGCAGGTCCAGCTACAGTTAGCCACGATGTTAGTTATCTTGGCAGTGTTCTGGATGCTGCCAAACCTGTATATGGAATTAATTACACATCAAACCCAGCAAAAGCCGCTCGTCCATATCTACTTAAACTTGGTTTAATTGGTAAATCAAATCGTCGTAATCGTAGACCGGCATCTGATGAACTGGACATGCTCATTGAAGGTCTTCAACAACGATCTACACATAAATGCTCAAAAATTCCGTTCGTTGATATCCTCAAATTTTCTGTGTGGTCATGTATGCGAATCGGTGAAGTATGCCGATTACGATGGGAGGATCTCGATCAGGAACAAAAATCCATACTCGTAAGAGACAGGAAAGATCCACGTAAAAAGGAAGGCAACCATATGAAAGTAGCCTTGCTTGGGGAAGCCTGGGATATCGTCCAACGACAACCCAAAAAATCAGAATTCATTTTTCCATATAACAGCACTTCTGTTACTGCGGGATTCCAGAGGGTAAGAAGCAAATTAGGTATTAAAGATCTGCGATACCATGATTTGCGTAGAGAAGGGGCAAGTCGCTTATTTGAGGCTGGTTTTAGTATTGAGGAAGTCGCCCAAGTTACAGGGCATCGTTCATTAAACGTGCTATGGCAGGTATATACCGAACTGTATCCGAAATCTTTACATAATCGTTTTGAAGAGCTCCAAAGGAGCAGAAATAAGACCTCTTGACACTGTTTATCCATACAGTTAAAAATAATACTGTATACAAACACAGTATAGAGGGACTTTTATGCGTATTGAAATCTGCATAGCCAAAGAAAAAATGACTAAAATGCCAACCGGTGCTGTGGATGCGTTAAAGGAAGAATTAACCCGACGCATCAGTAAACGTTATGACGATGTAGAGGTGATCGTAAAAGCCACCAGCAACGATGGCCTTTCTGTTACACGCACCGCAGATAAGGATTCTGCAAAAACTTTTGTTCAGGAGACTCTGAAAGATACCTGGGAATCTGCTGACGAGTGGTTTGTTCACTAATTAACACGTAAAATCGGTAACGGCTGGAAATCATTCAATACTCGCACTATCGAAAGTTCGCCAGCCAGCCGCAGCACGTTCTTGCATACGACGTGGCTGCGGCTTCCAACATTAGACAAATAACTCTTTAAATTGCTTTTAAATTATTTCGTTTGAATGCCAGTAACAGGAAATCGTTTATATAGGGTTGATAGCCCAACGTTATAGATACGTGCAACATAACGCCGTGATTTCCCTGCCGCTATGAGCGCTCCCATCTGTTGCCACTGCTCGTCGCTAAACTTCGGTCTACGCCCACCAATCCGGCCTTTGGATCTGGCAATAGCCAAACCAGCTAAAGTTCGCTCGCTATTCAAATCAGATTCATACTGCGCAGCAGAAAGAATATTACGGAAATTATAGCGACCACTTGCTGTTTTCAGGTCTACGCCATCTGTAATACTCCGAAAATTAACACCTTTTTCGTGCAGATTTTGAAACATCAATAGCGCATGCAGCACATTTCTCCCTATCCGATCTAACTTCCAGACAATCAACTCATCTCCACTTTTCATCACCGTAATTAATTCCTTTAACACAGGGCGATTAGCTGTTCTGCCACTGGCATATTCTTCATAAATTCGCTCACAGCCAACTGACTCAAGTGCAAGACGTTGCAACTCTGTATCCTGATGATTTGTTGATACACGTACATACCCGTAAATCATGAGTGCTTCTCCTGTTGTAAAAACAGGAGAAGAGGCGAAATATCACCTGATTCAGAAAAATATTTGAAAGGTTGGTTTGGGAGAAGCGGCAAAACGGGATGTGGGTAACGGGCAAAACCAAATTCCTGATATGTCAGCGTGGGAGTGTGGGGGAGATACAACGACGGGATGGAGGCGAAGCCCGGATGGTTATATTGAACAATGGGGGCTAACTGGGGCCACAACAAATGAAGTTTTGATTAATTTTCCTATCCCATTTCCGACAGCCGTCATTTCTATTAATGAACATGACCAGGCTCCTGTGGCAGGGAAAATGTCAGTATGGCAATTCTATAAATTGACTAACTCAAATGTCATAGCAGAGAACCTGGGATCTCTTGATAAAGGAAATCCATCCTTCAATGTTCCAACTGTCGCTGGTTGCCGCTGGTTTGCTACAGGAAGATAAAATGAGTAAATATCTTTACGATGCTAAAACTAATATGTTTTACCCATTTACTCTGGAAAGTCAGTATAAGGAGTCTGGGTTATGGCCTCATAATGGAGTTGAAGTTGATGAGGATATATTTATTAAGTACCTGTCCCCACCTCCAGGGAAGGTGAGAGTTGCGGGTGATGATGGCTATCCTGCATGGGATGACGTACCGCCGCTAACTCATGAAGAACAACTGTCAGAAGCGGAACGAAAAAAACAGGCACTCATAAATCGAGTTAATGAATATATTAACAGTAAGCAGTGGCCAGGAAAGGCTGCTATTGGTCGTCTGAAAGGTGAGGAACTGGCGCAATATAATTCATGGCTTGATTATCTGGACGCACTGGAAATGGTTGATATTTCCAGTGCTCCAGATATTGAATGGCCTACGCCTCCGGCTGTTCAGGCCAGATGATATCCGGCGCGGTGCTGGTATCTGTTGCCGTCACCGCGTCAATGTAATCCAGCACGGCGTTAAGTCGGGTTGTTTCTGCCTGCGTCAGCTTCCGCCCGGCCTGCAATTTCAGTTGAATCAGACTGATGGAAGCCATTGCAGCATCAATCAGCGACTGGCGCTGTGCTTCTGCCGCGTCTACTGCGGCACTATGCTGTGCCTCAGTATCTGTCACCCATTTCTCACCATCCCATTTATCGTATGGCGTTAACGGTGAAAGCGTGACATAACCGTCTTTGATGGCACCGATATAATCCACTGTAACAGCTGCGCCATTTTCGATTGAGTAAGCAGTCTCATTGCGGTGGTCTTCTTCATGGCTCCATCCCTTACCCGTAAATACTGCCACTTTCCCCGGAATGTATTCGCCCGGGTCAATACCAGTGGAACAGGCGGGCATACTTACACCAGTATTAATATATTCATCAGACCAGCCAGTATATTCAGACGTTACTGCATCATAATAAAAACAACGCATATCACCCGGCACTGTAGCCAGCCCATTTTTATCAAAAACAGGTTTCATTATTTAGCCCTTACTAAAAAGTTGAATGCAATGTTACGTGGGCGTGTTTCGGTGCCGCCTGGTACATTAAAAGCCGCAGCGGTGCCACTACCATCATTCTGACTAATACCACTCGTATATATGCCGTTCGCATTACTCTGGAGGGCGAAAACCGTTCTTGTTCCAGTACCAGCAGAAGGACCGTAGTATTGCAAAGTAAATTGTTTCATCAGGTCAGACTGCGTACTAAGTAATCCACGTCCACTATCTACACCACGACCATCATCCCAGATACGAATGAAATCACCGCGGGCTTCAGGTAATACCAGCGAAGGAAACACTTTCGCCAGCACAGGGTAATCAGTGGCAGAGAATTTCGCGCCGTTGAACTTCAAAAACACCATGCCGGACCAGCTTTCGATTACGGTATCTGGCATTGCGGCGGACGGCCAGAAGAACGGAACGCCAATAGCTGGAGCACCTTCTCCCAAACCAAGGTTTTCGAGAGCCGTTTTCACCGTGCCATCCGATTTGATATCACCAAACGGATTCTTGCGGCTTAACAGCAGCGCACGAAGCGCGGTAAGCAGCTGGTCATGCCGCCCCTTCTCCAGGCTGGCACCGGATGCCTCCACCACGCTGCAGAGTTCTTCCTGCAACATGTCAAAGTAGTCATCATCCAGATCGGTGGCAGGTGTGCCGGTCTGGGGGTTACCACGGGTAAAACCGTTCTTACCCGCGCCGAACTTATCCTTCTGCGCGGTTTTCGTGTCTATACGATGCATGGATTACTCCGGATATTTAAAAATTACGTAGGTATGCGACGGGCAGAGTTTGTTAAGCACGCACTCGACAACGGTGTCGCCCCAGATACGCAGTGCGGAATCACAGGG